TACAGATAAAAAATAGATGGCCGCAATAGCTAATTTAACTATAGACCAAGGGGCAACTTTCAGTTCAGACGTAACTGTAAAAGACGCTCAAGACAATGCTTATAACCTTACAGGTCATACGGCTGTTGCTAAGCTATCCAAAGGCTTTGCGTCCACTAGAACAAGAACAAATATGACTACTTCAATAGCGACAGACGCTACCACAGGAGTAGTTACTCTCTCTTTATCAGCAACTGAAACAGCTGCTTTAGATGCTGAGAGATATGTGTATGACCTTGAAATTACATCTGGAGCTACTGTTACTAGAGTTATTGAAGGAATAATTACAGTCCGACCACAAGTAACGTTATAATCAAACTCATTTTTGTTATAAATATATAAATAAAGAGAGAGAATTAATGCCTGATATTACAGCAAAAATTAACGTAGATACACAATCTGGTCCACAAAAAGTTTCAGTAACCATACCATCAACTGTAGCTGTTCAAAATTCAGAATTAAGATTATCCCTCCTTGGTGATGTTGATACAACAAATTTAGATGATGGCGCAATGATTCAATATAGGTCAAGTGATGGTAAATTTGTAACTAGAACGGAAGTAGTTACTACAACTGGAACACTATTATTTAATTGCGGGAGTTTTTAAATAGCATATGGCAACAGTAATACAGATAAAACGGTCATCAAGTACTTCAGCACCAGCAACATTAAAATTAGGTGAATTAGCTTTAACTTATGGAACTGGAACCCAAGGTAATCTAGGAGATAGATTATTCGTTGGTGAAGGTGGTGTAGATGGTCAAGGTGACGCAAATAATATAACAGTTATCGGTGGACAATATTTTGCCGATATGTTGGATCACGTTCCTGGAGTATTAACATCAAATGGAGCATTAATTGCTGATTCAAATAAAGCAATAGATGAATTAATTTTAGGTAGTTCTACTACAATTGGTGGAACAATAAAATTTAATGAAGGCTCAAATAATGGTGCAGGACATATTGGACTTAAAGCACCAAATAGTGTAACTTCTACAACTACATTTACATTACCTGATGGTGATGGTTCTGCTGGTGAGTTTATAAAAACTGATGGTTCTGGTAATTTAGGATTTGCAGTTGTTGACCAAGCTTTAGATTTAGCAGGTGATACTGGAACAGATACTTATAATACAAGTGAAACATTAACATTTGCTGGTGGCGCAGGTATGGAAGCAGTAGTTACTGATAATACGGTAACTATAAATGCAACAGCATTAACAGATTCAAATTTATCTGGTAGTGCAGGTATAGCAAATGATAAATTAGCAAATCCTACTACAACATTAGGATCATCTACTTTAACTTTAGGTCAAACAGAAACAGATTTAGCAGGATTAACTTCTTTAGTAATTGATGACATTACAATTGACGGTCAATCATTTACAACTACAGCCGCAAATAAAAATATTAATATCTCACCACACGGAACAGGTTCAATAATTGTTCCTAGTGGATATGAAGATAGAGCAGGATTTCAAACTCAATCACTTGCAAATAAAGCTTATGTTGACCAAGTTGCTCAAGGTTTAGATACTAAACCTTCTTGTAGATTGGCGACAATTGCTGATTTATCAGCAACTTATAATAATGGAACATTAGGTGTTGGTGCAACATTAACAGCAAGTTCTAATGGTGCATTATCAATTGATAGTGTAACACCAAGTGTTGCAGATAGAATTTTAGTTAAAGACCAAACAGACGCAAGTGAAAATGGAATTTATGTAGTTACAACTATAGGTGATGGATCAACTGCTTTTGTATTAACAAGAGCAACTCCAGAAGACCAACCAGCTGAATTAACTGGTGGTTCATTTGTATTTGTAGAAGAAGGTACTATTGGTTCTAACAATGGATATACATTTACACATACAGGTGCTCCAACATTTGGAACAACTGATTTAGACGTTTCTCAATTTTCTGGTGCAGGTCAAATTACTGCAGGTGCCGCTTTATCAAAAGATGGTAATACAATAGATGTAGAAGTTGATGATAGTTCAGTTGAAGTTTCAGGTGACGCATTAAGAGTTAAAGCATTAGGTATAACAAATGCTATGTTGACAGGTTCAATTGCAAGTGATAAACTTTCTGATCCTTTATATTTTGCAGACGAATCTTCATCACAAGGATCCGTAAGAGTTGGTGGAGTTTTAGAATTTTTAGCAGGTGAAGGAATCAATACTATTGCTACTGGCAATAAATTACAAATTGTTGGTGAATTAGCAAGTACATCAAACATAGGAGTTGCGTCTTTTTCTACTGATAATTTTACAGTTACTTCTGGTGATGTTGAAGTTACTACAGTAGATGGTGGAACTTTTTAATGTTTAAATGGATTAGTAAATCTTGGAATAAGTTTGTAGATTCATTTGTAGTAGAAGAAAAGAAAATAAAAACAATTGCTGTTAGAGATTTACAAAACAAAACTAAAAAAGAGTTAGAAAAAATTGGAAGAAAAATAGGAATAGAATTAGATAGAAGATTAACAAAGACAAAATTAATTAATAAAATTAAATTTAAGGCTAAATTAAATAGAAGAAAATAATGGCAAAAACCATAATTAAACCATTACGTACAGAAGTAGCAACACGTATTCCATCACAAGGTGTTATAGAGGTTGGAGAATTAGCTATGAACATATATGATGGTAAATTTTATACAAAAACAATTGTAGGTAATGTTAAAGAAATTGGTGGTGTAAGTGGAATAACATTACAAGACGTTACAAATAATGCTGCTATAACTGATAAAGATATTACTATGAATGGGTCACAATTTATATTTGAAGGAAGTATAGCAAATGCATTTGAAACTGAATTAACAGTATTAGAACCAACAGCAGATAACATTATTACATTACCTGACATAACAGGAACAGCTATAACAACTGGTAATTTAACAATAGATGGTACACCAGGTGGAGATGCTCTTGCTAGTGATGGTGATGCCTTAGCATATGGAATAGTTTTCGGAGGATAGAATGGCTAGTTTATTTAAAAATGCAGGTATGGCAGTTGGACTTGCTGATACTTCGGCTGCAAATTTATATACAGCTGGTGGTGCTGGACAAGCAGTTATTCACGCAGTATATATAACTAATAAGTCAAATGCTAATAATGGTTTTGTAGATGTAAAAGTTACAGTAGATGGTGGTAGTACATTTAGATATATTGCTAACAAAGCACAAATACCACCTAATAATACTTTAGTTTTAGATAAACCTATAAATTTAGAATCAAATGATATATTAAGAGTAGTGGCACATCCATTACCAGATTCGTCAACAACTGATTTAGAAGTATTTGCTAGTGTACTGGAGATAAGCTAATGGCAATTTCAATTACTCATAATATAAATCCACAAGAACAAGTATTTAATGGTCTTCGTAGAACAAAAGAAGGTATGCTTTATTTGACAACTGTTAACCCTAATGAAGGTGGTACAGTTGGATTTTCAACATTTGAAGAAGAAGGAAAATCAGATAAAGTACCAAAAGATGGTACAGATTATGTGGAAGAAAGAGCGGAATTTTTTAATTGTCACGAATTTATTGGTGATGGTTCTACAACAACTTTCACATTAAACGTAAATATGGGTACTTTTGGACATAGATTATATGTGGTTATTGATGATGTAAGAAAAGATGCAAATATAGATTATACGGTATCTGGAACAATATTAACTTTTACGTTTGCTCCTTTGAGTGGAAAAGCTATACAGATAGCACAGTTGAATAAAAGATATTTAAATAATGATTCAGACGCCTATCAACAATTTATATTTGATGCAAATACCACAACTACTTATCTTATAAATAGTAGCGGGGAGTTGGTAAAAAGAGTAAATCAAGCAGCTAATCAAGATCCAACAAGTGATGATTTTGTTGCTTTTGAAAGTACAACGGCGAGTGTAAATTCAACAACTTATCAAGATGGAATATAAATATAATAAAACGGATTAATAAATGGCAGATTTCAAATTAGGTAGACTTAAATTTAAATGGAGAGGTGATTGGGCTGTAAGTATTGCTTATACTATAGACGATATTGCTAAGTATGGTGGTAATGTTTATGTTTGTGTAGAGAACCATACATCACAAGCAACAAATGCAGGTTTTGCTACAGATTTAGCAGCTGTTAAGTGGCAGATACATACGGAAGGCCTTTATTTTAAAGCTGCTTGGGGATTTGATACTGTTTATAAAGTAAATGATATTGTCAAATATGGCGGTAGACAATATCGTACTACTATAGCTCACACATCCGCTTCATCTGGCGGCTTAAATCAAAGTAATTTTGAATTATACACAGATGGTTTAGATTTTTTAGGGGATTGGGCAGCTTCAACATTATATAAATTAAATGATGTTGTTAAGTATGGTTCATATCAATATAAAACTATAACAGAACATACATCAACAGCTACATTTGATGAAACAAAATTTAATGTATATTCTGAAGGTTTACAATGGGAAGATAGTTATAATGCTGGAACAACTTACCAAAATGGTGATGTAGTAACCTACGGTGGTTACACTTATGTTTATATTAATGTTACTGCTTCAGCTGGTAATACACCAACAGACGATACTTATTGGGATGTTATAACAACAGGTTTCAAAGCATTAGGAAGATATATACACGGAACAGCATATAAGACTGGAGATACTATTCAATATGGTGGAAATAATTATGTATCTCAATCAAATAATACTAACGAATATCCAGCAAATACAAACGGAACTACTAATACAGCTCATTGGACATTAAACCTTGAAGGTTTTAATTACGAAGGCACTTATAATGCTAGTACAACTTACCTAATAGGTGATGTTGTTAGTTATACTGCAACTGCTTATGTACTACTTCAAGATAGAGTTGTAGGTGTTACTCCAGGAACAGACGTTACTAAATGGGATGTATTATCACAAGGAGATTCAGCTGCTGTATTAAATGTTAGAGGTGATATTATAATTCGTACCTCTTCACAAACAAACCGATTAGCACTTGGAAATTCAGGCTCTTATTTAAAATCTGATGGAACAGATATCAGTTGGGATGCCACAACTTCCACAGGTCATTTTCAAACACCTGTAGGAACAACAGTTCAAAGACCAGGATCACCAACAACTGGTGGAATAAGATTTAATACAACTGTAACAGGTTATGAAGGTTATAGTGGAGCACAATGGATGCCACTAGGTCCAGGTAATCCTTGGACTACAAAATCTGCAGATTTTAACGCAGAAGCTAACGATAGAGTTTTGGTAGATACAACTAGTGTAGCTATAACAGCTACTTTACCAACTACTCCATTATTAGGAGATGTTATTAGATTTCAAGATTTATCAGGAACTTTTTCAACAAATGATTTGACTGTTGATAGAAATGGTAAAGATATTATGAATTTAGCAGAAGATATGACAGTTAATACGGATCACGCTGGATTTGGTCTTGTCTTTACTGGTGATACTAATGGTTGGAAAATAATAGAAGTAGCGTAATTATTTAATATAAATATTATAAATAGTATAAAAAGGAAAAACATTAATGGCTAATTTATCATCATATTTGGGGGGTAATACTGACACACGAAAAGAAGGATTACCACTATTTGGTTTATGGGGACAAGAAAGTGGCGGTAATCATAATACCAATTTTAGAATTTTTGATTCTGGTTTTAGAAACGTAGGGTCACCTTGGGGTGGGGCTACAGGTACTACATCAAATTATAGATATGGGGTAATGGCAGACGCTAGTCACGCTTATTCTATGAATGACCACGGTGATAATTTTAATTCAAATCATACTACTGAATCTTACACTTCTTACACTAGTTATTGTAAAAGTATTTACCAAATAGACCAGTATCCTCACGCTTTTTACTATACTGCTTCAAGAAATGGACACTGTTCTTGGCAAAGTTATCACCAAATAACTTCTTCTTTTGAATATACAGTAGGTTGGACAAAAATAAATATGGTTTTACCTGAAGGTTGTAGACCTAGACGGATGTTCTGTAATAGACGTTATTCAATAAGGGAAAAATCTGGAAACAATTCTTTAGCATCCATTGACCATTACGATTACACTTCTCACTTACTTGAAACCACTAACGATTACGCAACAGGTACTGGATACAATGAGAAAACTAAAATGTTAGTGATGATTCATTCTGGTGGCGAAGGTGATGGATCTGCTGCTAAGACTATTCATATTTTTAAATCTGGTAAAGACTTAAATAAAGTTAAAAAAATTAAAGAGTATTTTGATGCTCTAACTTCAGTTGAATTTTTTACTGGATCTTGGCCTTTACAAAATAACAAAGATTGGTGCGTTGTTGTTGGTAATAATGGTTGGGTTGGTTTCGGTGGTAAAAATAGTTCCACCAAGAAATATTGTGCGTTTGATTGTAATGTTAAAGGTGGAGTAGCACATCAAATAGACGCAAGCAGACGATACCTTGATTGGGTAGATTTTGCAGGCTCAACAACTACATCTTATGGTGCTGGTAATGGGAATCAATACTACACAAGATTTAACACAACTTGGGATGGTACTTGGGGAATGATTTATTCTCCATATTATTACTATGGTCCAGGTATAAATGCTTTTGCAATAAATCTTGAAAACCCACGTAAATTTATTTCTATAAATCAAACAAAATCAGATTATCCAAATCCTTATGTGGCTTGGGGACGTACTGGATTTCACGGTGGAAATAGTGCTAATACTGATGGTACATCTTGGGCAACATATGGGTTTTCATTTGATCCAACGGATTCTGACCACACAGTAGATACTACAGTTTATATGGGTAGTACTTCTGGAGAAGCAACTATGCCAGATAATAATTCCCACGTAGGTGGAACATTTACCAATCAAACTGGAAGTTGCAGTTTAGCTAATTGCTATACACAGCTAACTGGTGGCTATCAATCAACTTGTTATCCAGTGCTTATAGGTCTTAACTGGTGGGGCGCTTACGGTGCCGCTGACCAAAGTTATGGAGGCAACTAAATAATGGCAATATACTATTTTACAAATCAAGGCGAACCTTGTACACCATTTGAATTAACTGGTGAAGACCTTATGAAAAAAGGAATGGCAATCAAGGCTACTGTTCCTGACGGAATTGAGTCTTGGAGATTATCTTATGACACAGTTGCTAAAGCAGTAGTTGTGTACGCTGATGGCCAGGATGAAGCAGGCGCTATAGCTCAAAAAGTAACAGACGTTGCTGCTCAAAAAGTAACAGATGACGCAAAAGACATAGCTGATAGGGAAGCATAAGTTATGAATAAAATTAAAAAAGGAATAAAAACTAATGAGTAATTTATCAACATTATTAGGTGGGACTACTGAAACAATAGACCCAAGAAAAGAAGGATTACCTATCTTCGGATTATTAGCCACTGAATCGACTCAAAATCATCATTTGACTTACCGAATTTTTGATTCTAGTTTTAGAAACGTAGGGTCACCTTGGGCAGCAGTATGTAATTCCACAACAAACTATAGATTTGGAATGTTAGGGGATGCTTCTCACGCTTATGTGAACTATGACCACGGTCATAATTTCCACGATAACTTAACTAGTCAAACTTACTCTACTTGGATTAATTATAATCACAGTACATACCAAATAGACCAGTACCCACATTGTTTTTATTATAGTTCTTCAAGGGATGGGTTTGTTTCGTGGCAGAATTATCACCAAATGACTTCTTCATTTGAGTATCAAGTAGGTTGGACAAAACTTAATATGGTTCTTCCTGAAGGATGTAGACCTAGACGGATGTTCTGTAACAGACGGTTCACTATGAGAGAAATGGCAGGAAACTGTGCTACTGGAAATCTTCAAGCTTACGATTACAGTTCTCATATGCTTAACACCGACAATAATTATGCAACTGGTACTGGATACAATGAAAAAACTAAAATGTTAGTAATGATTCACTCTGGTGACGAGAGTGGAAATACCTCAAAGAGGATTCATATTTTTAGAGGTAATAAAGATTTAAATTCTGTACCTAAAATTAAAGATTTCTTTGATGACTTGAAATCTACCGAATATTTTACTGATACTTGGACTAATCAAAATAATAAGGATTGGTGCGTTGTTGTTGGTAATAATGGTTGGGTTGGTTTTGGACTTAAACAAAGTAGCAGTAAAAGATATGGTGTATTTGATTGTAATGTTAAAGGAGTAGGAGTTGCAGTAACAGGTGCAAGCAGACAATGGAGCTCTTGGCACGACTTTTCAGGATCAACAACTACATCTTATGGTGCTTCTTCAGGACATCAATACTATACTAAATTCCACACAACTTGGGATGGTACGTGGGGAATGATTTTTTCTCCATATTATTACTATGGTTGTGGTATCAATGCATTTTGTATGAGTATTGAAAACCCACGAAAATTTGTTAACATAAATCAAACAAAATCAGGTAGGTCTAATCCTTGGGTACCTTGGGGACGTACTGGATTCCACGGCGGATGGAGTGATAACTGCGATAGTGAAACTTGGAATACATACGCTTGGTGTTTTGATCCAGAAGATTCTGACCACGAAACAACTACCCAAGTATCAATGGGTACTACTTCTGGAGACTCTGTTATACCAGATAATAATACTATAAACCCACAAGGTGGAACATACACTAACAAAACTGGTGTTGTCAGTTTAAACGCTTGCCGAACAACGCTAACTGGTGGCTATGGCTCAACAAACTACCCATTACTTATGGGCGTTGACTGGTGGGGCAATTATGGCGGCCAGAATTCTGGCTATGGAGGTGGCGCAACAACGCCAATTACTACCTAATGGCACATAGATATTATTTCAATAATAACGGCGAACCTGTTACAGGATTATCAGTTTCAGGTGACGAACTTGTTGCAAAAGGTATTGCAATTATGGCTGACGTTCCTGATGGAATTGAAACTTGGAGATTATCTTATAATACAGCTACTAAAGCAGTAGTTGTG